AGCTATAAGCAGAAGGCAAGCGCTGCCACCTGGGGATGCGTAATCCGCAGGCCGAGCCTTGTCGCTACCATGCTCGGAGTCTGATAACGGGCTGAGCCCGAAAACGAGGGCGGTTCGCCGCCCTCTGATGCAAGTCAAAAGCGCGCATCGTGCGTTTCTGAGTTGCATCAACCACCAAAGGAGTTTTTTATGACTGCCAAGAAAGTTACCAAGCCTGCCAGCACCGACATTGTCGGAGGGACTCTCCATCGCGGAGAGAAGACTGAGCCTGTTTCTTCTGACTACACCTTCATCGCCTGCGGGCTGATGAACGGCATCAAGTTTGATGACGTTGACAACGGCAACGGCGGAACCAAGACCGTCGAGTTCTTCGGCATCAACTACGCGCTCCGCGGCAAGGCCGAGGGTATTCTTCTGCCGACTGGCAACGCCGTCATCAAGCGTGTCCTGAAGAAGGATTGGGAGGACATCAAGCGCAAGCACGGCCGCGAGCGCATCTTCACTGCTGTTCCTGCCCTTCTCTTCGAGGTTCCGGGCGGACAGGCTGAGCTTGACGCGCGTGAGGACGAGGTGAGCGAGATACAGAACGGCCTGTCCCCTGTTGACCCGAAGAAGGTCGCAGGCGTCGAGAAGGCGAAGACCGGGGAGTAGGCATATGGCAGACGTAACCCTTGACATCGCGAATTTCAGGGAGCACTACCCGAAGTTCGCCGAGGAGAAGGTCAGTGACGCCGAGGTCGAGGACGCATGGCAGTTCGCGTGCTCGATGTGCGGCAGTACTGATAAGGACTCACGCCTGCCGTACATGCCCGCCGCCGAGCCTCCGGTTTATGACCGCAAGATCGCGCTGTACCTCATCATGTGCCATGTGCTGACCATCGGCATGTGGGGAGCGGGTCAGGCCGGCGCGGTACAGTCCGCCTCTCAGGGCTCTGTTTCAACCTCGTTCCAGCTTCTGCAGGGCAAGACCACGAGCGAAAGCTGGTGGCTGCAGACTCCCTGCGGAGCGCGTTACTGGCAGATGATCAAGCCCCTGCTGATGGGCGGCAGGTTCTACTTCGGCAACAACTTCCATCCGTGGGGCTGACATGTCGAAAGACCTGAACGAGGCAAAGGAGCGGATAAGGCAGAGGATCGCGGAGGAGATGCAGAAGCACCACTCCGCGCTCATCGGCATTACCGACCCGAAGCTCGCCACCATTGCGACATATCAGGAGTTCGGCTGGGTTCAGCGCGTGACGGCAAAACAGCACGGCTGGCTTGGAGCTCATGCGGGATGGGACATCGCCCCGCGGGCCGGGGCGTCCCTCGTTCTGAAGCCCAGGCCATTCTTCCACAGCACCGTGATGGCGAAGCACAAAAAATGGTTCCAGATTGCCCGCCGCGCTCCGCTCGTGATGGGCATTCCTGACACCGAGAAGCTCCTCGCGCTTGTCGGCGCCGAGATGGTTGCCGACGTACAGCAGACCATCAAGGACGGCGGTAACGAGTACGCGACATTCGAGGAGCGCCATCCCCTGACGATGGCGATTTACGCACAGCGCGCGCAGGGGCATCAGACCGACGGCACTGGCGGTATCAGCATCGGCAAGCCCTTGTTCCTGACCGGACGCATGTTCGCGTCAATCCATTTCGAGATCATTGAGGAGGAGCCTGCATGAGCCTGAACCTGCATGACATTGTAAGAGGCGCGGTTACATCAGTCCTCGATGATGAGGATGTCTACCTTGTGCAGTCCATCAGGCAGGAGTCTGACTGGGGACGCGTTACCGCGAAGTACGTGCCTGCCGAGCTGGTAAAGGCTCAGGTGCAGACGCTCTCAGGCGATGACCTGACCGTCAACGCCGAGACCGAGCGCACGGAGCGCGACCGGAAGTTCTATCTGTACAGCGATACCGCGTCAGGTCAGACGCCTGCCGGAAACGTGAGGATCCTCGGAAGAACAGGCGATTTCCTGTACAGGATAAAGGCCAAAACATGGTGGCTGGTGTATAATGTAACAGAGGACTTTACATCAGCCGGATGGGTCTGCGTCCTTGCTTCCGAACAGCAGGAAGTTCCGCCCGAAGTCCTTGCCGCCATGCCTGAGGAGGAGACGAATGATTGACATTCCCACACTCGTCTGCAAGTTCGTTCATGAGTTCGCGAAAGGCGACGGCGTACCGCAGTATGGCGAGCGCCAGTTTGTCCAGGGGTTCCAGAACATGGCGAACCCGCCATGCGGAACCCATGAGTTCTGTACCGTCTCGCTCCTCAACTCGATCCGCCATGGCACTGGCTGGCATCACTGGACAAATGAGAAAACCAGTGATCCTGAGCCCTTTGAACAGCACCTCGAGGCCGTCGTCGAGCACGTGGTGCAGATTGACATGTGCTCCGCGGAGCCTTACGTACTGCCGCAGGTGACCGCAGAGCGCGCGCAGATTTTGCAGCTTGTGGCGGGCTCGAACATCGCGACGGAGTATTTCGAGAACGCGACCGGCGGGAAGCTCACCTGCCTCTATGCCGAGGACGCTCAGGATCTCGCGGGCTTCGACGAGACCAAATCCTACACGCGCCGGTACATGCTCCGCCTGCATCTCGCGGAGAAGTATGACGCGTATTTTGACTCTGACTATTTCACCAAGATTGACATAAAGCCCATGGCTCTTGACGGATCTGACCGGACGGAGCCGGGGGCAATCCACTACGGCGAGGTTGACACCATTACCCGTAATCTGACAACTAACAAGGAGAACTAAATGGCTATTCCTGCTTCTGAACTCGTAAGAGTCCAGCCGCGAGTCCTCGCCGGAACCGGTCAGGATCTCGCTTTCAACGGCCTCTTCCTGACCGAGAATGCGCTTGCTCCGGTCGGAACGCTTCTGACTTTCCGCGACGCCGCCAGCGTCTCGGAGTACTTCGGCTCCGCTTCTGACGAGACCAAGGCTGCGGCGGTCTATTTCGGAGGCTATAACAATTCCTTCCTGAAGCCGACTGCGCTGTACATGTGGCGTTCCCACAAGAACGCCAGCGCGCCTTTTGTGCGCTCCGCGGCTTTCAGCTCCGCGAAAGTCAAGACCCTGCTTGATGACCTGAAGGGCATTACCGCAGGCACTTTCAGCGCAACTATCGGCGGCACTGCCGTCAGCCTCAGCGAGGTAGACCTCTCCGGCTCTGACTCCATTTCCGCGGCGCTCGATATTGTAACCAAGAAGATTGCAGCTATTGAGGGAGCCTCTCCCGCCGCAGCCGGCGTCGCCCTCTCGTGGAACTCTGTGCTCAGGGCTTTCACCCTGACCGCAGGCGCGGCAGGCTCAACTGTCGCAATTGCGAACCTCTCCGGCACTATCCCCGACGCTCTCGGTCTGACCTCCGGAGCTGTCGTCTCCGCAGGAGCGGACGCTCAGGATTACGCCTCCTGCCTCGACGAGGTGTGCGAGACCACGCAGAATTTTGTCACTTACTCAACCATCGCTGAAGCTGACAGGGCTGACGCGCTTGCGCTCTCAGGCTGGAGCAACACCCAGTATGCGGCAGGCAACCAGTTCCTCTACGTGTACTGGTCTGACGATGCCGTTCTTAAGACTGCTGACGCCTCTGAGACTGCCGCAATCGCCATCCGCGATGCGGAGTATACCGGAACCGCAGGCGTGTACGGCGATGTGAGGTATCCTGCATTCCTGATGGGCGTTGCCGCGTCGATTGACTGGGATCGTATTGACGGCGCGATTACCACCGCCTTCAAGGCTCAGAGCGGGCTTACTGCCAATGTTCAGGTCAAGGACGATGCCGCGAACCTCATCGCGAACGGCATGAACTTCATGGGCAACTACGCGAGCAGGAACGATAATTTTATTCTGTTCCAGAACGGGCAGATGTTCGGGCAGTGGTCGTGGATTGACACTTATCTCAACGCGACATGGCTGAACAACGCGCTTCAGGTTCAGATCCTCTCCGGCCTTGAGCTCGCGGGGCGCGTACCGTATACCGAGGCTGGCTATACCCGCATCCGCGCATGGGTTCAGGATGTGGTAGACCGTGCGCTCACGAATGGTGTCATTGACCGCGGAGTCCGCCTCTCCGAGACGCAGAAGACCGAGCTTATCAATGAGGCCGGCAAGGACATCAGCACTGACCTCTATAACAACGGCTATGTGCTCCAGATTAACGACGCAACCGCCGCAATCCGTCAGGCGCGCATCAGCCCTTCCATGAGCTTCTGGTACACCTACGGCGGAAGCGTACACAAGATCAACCTGCCTTCAACCGCAGTAGTCTAAGGAGGTAAATCATGACCCAGGCACTTGGAAATATCACCTCTGCGAACGCGCAGATGTACCTCGTGGTAGACCAGCTCTATCCCGCAGGCGTACCCATCACTAACTTTTCGGCTGACTCCATGATGACCTCCGACGACATGGAAATCGCGCAGGTCAGGATGGGAGTTGACGGCGGCATGGCGGCAGGCTACGTAGCCAACCCCTACGCTGTAACCATCACCCTTGAGGCTTCCTCGCCGTCCCTTGAGACCATGCAGTCAATCCTTCAGGCGATGAAGGTCAACAAGAGGACTTATGAATGCAAGCTGGTGGTTACCATTCCTGCAAGCGGTCAGGTTCACGTGTGGTCTCACGGAGTGCTCACCAACGGCAACCCCGTTCCGGCTCCGAAAAAGGTTCTTGATCCGACTTCGTGGAAGTTCCAGTTCCAGGATTACAGCGTACAGGGAGCGTAAAACATGCGGAAGGAAGAGATTATCACGATTAACGACCGTGGCAATGAGCTGACCTTCCGCATCCGCGAGATGCCAGCCACCAAGCTTGAGGGCTGGCTTTTCCGCGTCGGAACGGCACTTGCGTCCACCGGATTCGCGAAGACCGAGGACATCGCGGACGGCATCGACACCACGAAGTACATTGCGAACCTCCTGGTGAAGGACGGCCTGCGCTTCCTCGGCAACCTCGACTACGAGAAGACCGTGAAGCCCCTTGTCGAGGATTTATACAGCTGCGTTGAGCAGAAAGTCGGAGAGGCGTACCTCGCGGTCACTGCCGATAACATCGACAGCAAGGTTGAGGACATCAGGAGTCTCTTTGCGATACAGAAGGCGGTCATTACCCTGCACCTCGGTTTTTTCGGACTTGGCGGAGCCTCAGCCTCCGCGAAATCCCCCAGCCCCGAGGCTTCAGGGCAGCCCAAACCGCGAATTGTTCCCCGCTCTTCGCGCCCCTGATCATCAACCACTACGCAACGCTGTACGAATTGCAGACGGTATATGACTACGAGGACGCGCTGATGATGCTGGAGTGCATGCAGGTGGACAGCTACAACCAGTGGGCACTCCAGCAGGCGGCGGAAAGGGAGGCAGGACATGGCAACCATTATTGACAAGGTCATGATTGCGCTGGGCATTGATGCCAGCGGAATGCAGACAGGCGCAGATGAGTCCGGCAAGCAGATTGACCGCGTCGAGAAGAAAGTTGATGAGGCAAAGGAGAAGCTGAAGAGCGCCGGGCAGTCTGTCGATGACTTCGGCAAGAAGGCCGGCAAAGTCCTGATGGGCTTTGTCGCCCCTGTCCTCGCTGCCGTCTCTGTCGGAAAGATGATAGGCGGCTACTTCTCTGACCTCGCCGCCGTCGCGGAAAGTACCGGAGCGTACAACAAGACGCTGGAGGAGACGCGCCTCAAGAAGGCTCAGCTTCAGCGCATCTCAAAGGACGACATCGAGTTTTACAAGAAATCGCGCGAGGCTCTTGTAAAGTTCAATATCGCGATGGGCGACTTTGCCGCCGCCGCCATGCGCTCCGTCATGCCCGCGATGGAGAAGATGATTGGCTGGCTGGGGAAGGTTACGGACTGGGTGTCGCGCAACCCCGACAACATCATCAGGTTCATGAGGGTGCTCGGCGCTGTCGTCGGCACTGTCCTGATACCTGTCTTTGTGCGCTGGGCGGCAGTCCTGCTCGCGAACCCCATCACGTGGATCGTGGGCTTGGTGCTCGCTCTCGCGCTTGCGATAGATGACCTCGTGGTCTACCTCAAGGGCGGCAGGAGTTCGCTTGACGCTTTGTGGAAGTCGATGGGCTTCGTCAAGGGCGATACTGCCGCGCTTGCGAAAATGATTGCATGGCTGAAGGATACCGGCCTGTCGCTCGCAAAGGCTCTCGGAGTGCTCCTGACCGCCTTCACTGCCTTCAAGGTCGTAACCAGCATCATCAACGGCGTTAAAATCGCATGGACGGCCTTCACCGCCTCAGTCTGGGCAAATCCTCTCGTCCTTGCGCTTGGGCTTGTTGCCCTTGCCGCGTGGATGCTGTACAAAAACTGGGACGACGTCTGCGAGGGTGCAAAGGCCCTTGCGGAGGATATCGCCGACTTCTTCACAGACTGGGGGCGCGGCATCGCGGATGGCTTCTCCGCGCTCTCTGACGATATCGCCAGCGCATGGGATGCCGTTACTGATTTCTTTGCTGACCTCATCGGGCAGGGAGCGAATGCCCTCTCTGACTTCGTGTCGCTCTGTTCTGATAAGACGGCAGAAGCAGGAGACGCCATCAGCACCGGGTTCAGCGGCACATGGCAGGGCATTCAGGACGGGGCAGAGGCTCTTGGCTCCGACATTGGTTCAGCCTTTGACTCCGCGCTTGACGCCGTCGGCGATGTGTGGCAGGGGATGAAGGATGGCGCTGGGGCAGTCGTTGACGACATCGAGAACGCGTTCAGCGGCCTGACCTCGTGGTTTTCCAGCCTCTGGAACAAGATCACCGGCGTCTTCGGCTCGGCGATTGACGGCATCAAGAGCAAAATTTCCGGCGTTGCCGGAATGTTAGGCATTGAGATGGGAGGCGGCGAAGAGAAAAAGACGGGCGGTGGGCTGCTGACTCCGGAAGAGTACGAAAAGCAGAAGCAGATCGCGCTGGCAGGCGCAAAACGCAGGGAAGCAGCAGCCTCCGCCGCTCCTGTCCCGACTGCCGATGGCAGGAAGCAGACTGTTGTGGGCGGCGTGCAGGCAGTCCTTGCCGGCGCAGGCAGGGCGCAGGCTGTCCGCATGGCTCCGGTCTCCTCCTCCAGTTTCTCGTCTGTGCGCAATTCCTCGCAGACCTCATCTGTCCGCAACGACAACCGCAGGCAGGAGGTCAACATCACCATCAACGGCAATGCTGACCGCGGAACCGCGCAGCAGATTGGCAATACCGTCACAGGCGTCTTCAAGGACGGCGCCATGTCGCCCGTGCAGTAAGGAGGAGCCATGTTTGAGACCGTCATACGCGGATACGGAGCTATACAGAACAACTATCAGGCGCTCCAGGGATTCAACAGGCCTCAGGAGTCCGGCTGGGCAATCTGCAACGCTGACGACTTATCCGATGCCGTTGAGTTCACTGCATTCATGAATATGGACTACAGCGGTGAGTGCAAGATTATCTCCTCGCCTGTTGAGGAGGGCGGCTTCGTCTCGTACAACCGCACCTCGACGCCTGCCACCATTGGTTTGCAGGTAGCGATAAAGGGCACTCCCGATGACATCATGGACGCGCTTGTCAATCTTGAGGTGATGATGGAGCAAACCGACCTGCTGACACTCATCACGCCTGACAACGTGTATCAGGACTACAACATGGTGAAGCTCCAGTACAGCCGGAAGCCTGAGGACGGCCTCGATGTGGCGTACATCGACATCGGCCTCGAGGAGGTCAGACAGGTCGAGAGCAAGTACACGAATACCAAGGTCGCGCCGGAGCAGAAGCGCGGCAGGGTGCAGGCGAAGAGCACCAGCACGTCGTCAGCTTCGGGCAAGACGAAAAAGGCCGGAGAGACTTCCACTCTTACGTCGCTCAGAGATTATTTCAGAGGCTAGGAGGAGCAGATGATACAGATACCGCTTTCGGCTTATCCGAATCAGTCTATGCAGATTGATCTTGACGGCCAGGTCTGCACGCTCCATGTCTTCGAGCGTGCCGGATTTATGTACCTCGACCTCACTGTCGGACGGGCACTGCTTGCGGAGGGCATGCTCTGCCAGCCGACAACTCCGGTACTCCCCTATCCGCTCAGGGGCTTCCGCGGACAGTTTTACGTGATTGACGCTCAGGCAGGCACTCCGCAGACGCAGGAGTCTCCGGCTTTTGCTGAGTGGGGCACGCGCTTCCAGCTGTACTGGCTGACTGATGATGAGACGGAGGCGCTCCATGATTAACACCTCTTTCGTCCGCCGCCAGCTCCGTGTTGTGATACAGCTGTACAAGGGCGAGTTTGAGGACGGCGGGAACACAAAGACGATTGAAGACCTCGCTATGACCTGCTCCATTCAGAAACTCGCGTATCCGGAGTGCGGCAAGGCCTCTGTCGAAATCGCCGGCATGAGGCTCCCGGACATGGAGCAGCTCAGCACTCTCGCCTTTGATCCACTCTACGTGAAGAACAACCAGCTGACCATCTACGCGGGCGATGAGTACCATGAGTTCTCGCAGGTGTTCAGCGGCACAATCACGAAAGCCGGAGCGGATTTCAACGCCGCTCCTGATGTGAAGTTTAAGATGGAAGCCTCTGTTGGCTACTTCGGGCGCATGATCGCCAAAGGCCCGACTGCCATCAACGGCACGCAGAAGGCTGACGCCTTCATCAGGGGTCAGATGGAGCAGGCGGGGTTCACGTTCCAGAACCAGGGGGTTGACACCCAGATTTCAGACTGCGTGTTCAGCGGTTCCCCGGTACAGCAGGCTCAGCAGTGCGCCAGCCAAATCGGCGCAGACCTCATCATGGATGACGGCGAGGCAGTCCTTGTGCCGACAGGCGCGGGCAGGGAGGGCGAGACCGTCGTGCTCTCGAAGGACTCCGGCCTGCTCGGCTATCCGACAATCACGCAGAACGGCGTTGAGTGCAAGGCCATCTTTGACCCTGCCTTTAAGTTCGGCGGGCTGGTGCAGCTTGAGACGATTGTTCCAAAGGCCTCCGGCACATGGCGCATCGTCAAGCTGACGCACAAGCTGAGCGCGAACGGAAATGACGGCTCATGGGAGAGCCAGATTACAGGCTTCTACCCAAACAAATCACCTAACGGGAAATACGCGTAATGGCACAGATTGACGACCATACCAAGCGCGGCCTTGATACCGCGTACAGCGACACCGGAGCATACAATGCTCTCGATTTCGCAATGGAGCAGAAGCTCCGGAACGGGCTGACCACCTCATTTGTCGGCAGGGTTGACGCCTGCTCCGGCAAGGGTTCTGACGATGGTTCCGGAAGCGTCTCCGCCACCCAGCTGACAGCTCAGGCTGACGCATCGGGCAAATCGCTTCCTATGCCCAGCATGTCAAAACTTCCCTATGTCCGCGTTCAGGGAGGCATCGCCGCGCTCATCATCGACCCCGTCCCCGGAGACATCGCGCTCTTCTCGTCATGCAAGCAGGACATATCGGGTATAAAACAGGGCACTGCTCAGCCGGTGCCTGCAGGCTCCTACCGCCAGTTCAGCCAGTCAGACTCCGTCATGGTCGGCGCGATCCACACCCAAAAACCGGAGGTATGGATAGAGATAAAGCAGGATAAGACTATCGTTATCCATGCTCCGGAAGGCTGTAAAATAGAGACTGA